GTTCAGGTTCTGCAACCAGACCGAGAAGGTCGTCTTCGGGGTGAACTCCAGCGGCGAGGACATCGAGTACGACCCGCTCCAGATCAAGATCGGCGAGTGGGCGCAGTCGAAGTCCGGGGACCTGCCCGAGCTGACGGTCACGGTCTCGAACGTCCGGCGCGACGTGGGGACAGTGCTGGAGGCGTGGGGCGGTCTTCACGGTGCTCCGGTCGTCGTGCGGATCGTCAACCGCTCGACGCTGCTCGACAACAATGCACAGATCCGGTTCGACGGAACGGTGCGCGCGGTCACGGTCAACTACACCAGTGCGACGTTCGCTATTGCGAACTACAACCTGTATCAAGAGACCGTGCCCGCGCACCGATTCCTCAAGAACCACTGCCCCGTTCTGTTCGGTGGGCCTCGCTGTCAATACATCATCCCCGAGACGCCGGGCGAGACGGTAGGGACGGGGTTCTCGACATGCGCCAAGACGCTCGACGCTTGCACTGAGCGTGGCGAGGACGAGGTCGCTCGCGGCCTGACGGAGAAGCATCCTGCGTTCTTCGGCGGGTTCCGTGGTCTCCCGAGGCTGTCGAGCAAAGTGCCGCTGACATGAGCAAGCTCGACGTGTTCGACCTGGTTGGAACGCCATACATGCGTGGAGGCACGGATTGGGGCGGGCTCGACTGCCGCACGCTCGCGTGGCTTGCTGCGGCCCGGATCCCGCTGGTCGGTATCCCCGAGGCGCACGACGCGGAGCAGTCGTCCTACGACTGGGTGACCCAGGGGCGCAGCCCGTGGAAGCGCATCGGCGACGAGGTCAGCAGCGCGAAGAAGATCGGACACCTCGTGCTGACGGACAGCGGTGACGCCGAGGCTGGCGTGCTGCTTCTGGTGAACGAGGAGGAGCGCCTGTTCCTGACGACGAGCAAGAAGCGGGGCCATGCGTTCCTGATGCCCGCCCGCGCTGTCGCGCATGTGATCGGCGTCTTCGAGTGGGAGCCACCCTCGTGAGCGTGAAGGTCCACAAGCTGCACAGCGTCCTCGACCCGTGGCGGCGGGACACGAAGGACGTGCGCCACGTCCGGGGGGCGACCGTTGATCTGTTCGTGCCCGAGGGGTTCGAGTTCATCATGCGGAACGCGCGCCGCGCGAAGCGCACCGACCTCGTGTTCGATGGGGACCACATCACCTACGCGGCGGACATGGGTGGTCCGGCTGCTGCTGTCACGCCGGGACTCTTCGGGCTCGCTGGTTCGATCCTGGCGACGCCCGGCTATGTGATCCTCGCGGGCGCTGCGGCCCTCACGTTCTTCGCTGCCAAGTTCTTCGCGCCGACCGCTGACCCCATCGACGGCAAGGGCCAGTCGAAGAACTACAGTTTCACGGGCGTCGGCAACTCGCGCGCCGAGGGCGAGTCGGTCCCCATCGTCTACGGCGAGATTCGAACCGGCGGGCAGATCATCGGCGAATACATCAAGAGCGATGCGACGGGCTCGACCTACCACGCGCTCGTGTGCGTCAGCGAGGGGCCGGTCTACGCCATCGGCGAACGCACGTCTGACACGCCCGACGGGGTGGGGCTCTCGAACCTGTCGGGCGATCTGCCCGTCGGCATGGAGTTGAACGACAACCCCGTCGAGAACTTCAAGGGCGTGAAGGTCTTCGTCCGGCTCGGGTCGCTCTCGCAGACGGCTGTCCCCGGATGGGAGGGAACTCCCACGCAGTTCGCTGTCGGGCTCGGGCTCGTCAACGTCGAGACGAACAACCTCCAGCCGCCGCCCATCGTCGTCAACGAGACGAACTACTACGGCCAGGCTGCGGGCATCCCGTCGAAGTCGCTGGCGCAGATCAACGCCGAGTGGGATGCGTGGGGGCAGAGTTTCGATCTCACGGACGTGAGCGACCGCACAGAGATCGTCATCCAGTTCCCTCGCGGTCTGACGCGCACGTCGTCGAGCGGCGGGCTCGTGCAGACTGCCGTGCGGTTCGCGGTGCGGTACATCGAACTCGACGCGAGCAACAACCCGATCACGACGGGTGGCCCAGAGGGCGACGGGTACGTCCGGCTGGAGCCGAGCAACGAGTTCAAGGTCACCGGCAAGACGCGATCCCCGCTCTTCGCCACGTTCAAGGTGCCGCTCTACAACGCGATCAACTACTCGCACCCGGTCTATGGCGAGCACGTCGTGTGTACGGGCGTCGTCAGTGGGACCAACCCTACAGGCACCAGCTCTGCCGGGCAGATCGCATCGCTGTCGCGTCCCTCGTACCTGCTCGGGAGCGCGGTAGCGTTCACCAACGGGTTCAGCGTCGGCGGATGGTTCCGGGCCGACACGGCGGCGCAGACCGAGGACAACATCAACTGCATCACCTGGGCGAACTACCAGAGCACGGGGGGGTTCCGTCAGGGGTTCCGGCTTGGCGCGCGCCAGAACGGCAACGACGTCATGGTCCCCTACGCAGAGTTCTATCGGAACGGCGGAATCAACGTCCTGACCGAGCAGGGCGTTGCGCCGGTCATGGACATGACCGACGGCGAGTGGCACCACGTCGTCTGGACTTACGACCACGCCTTCACTGAACTCGTCTGCTACTTCGACGGCGTCCAGGTCGTGGACCTCATCATCCCCGGCGGGCAGTTCACTCCCGGCACCAGCGGGACGGGGCAGGACTTCGTCATCGGCAACTCGTCCCGGCTTCTGACGAGCACTGCGGCGAGGATGGATCTTGACGAGGTTTTCTTCTGTGACAAGAACCTCGACGGGCTCCAGGTCCAGGACATCTACAACAACGGCGAGGGCGTGCTCGGTTCGAGCGCGACCATCCCGAACGCATTCGCCATCTGGCGATTCGACTCTGGAAGCCCGTTCACGTCCGAGGTTGCCGCGTTCCCCAACACGTTCACGCAGGTCAATGCATGGGCGCTCAGTGCGGCGGGGGCGGGCAAGGTCAAGACGGCGGGCGCGACCGTTTCGGCAGACCGCATGAAGGTCCGCATGGAAGTCCTGCGGATCTCGCCGTCGAGCACGAACAGCCTCCAGCAGAGCGAGGCCGACTGGTTCGCACTGACGGGCATTCTCGACGAGGACTTCGTGTACCCCGGTCGCGCCTACTACTCCATCGAGATCCCGGCGTCGGAGCAGTTGAACTCGTCGTCCCCCAAGATCACCGTCCCGGTCAAGGGGCGCACGGTCAACGTCTGGGACGGGGTCTCTGTCTCGTCGCCGGTACTCACGCCGACGTACACGCCGAACGTCGCATGGATCGCGCTCGACCTCGTGCTCGACCAGTTCTATGGGCTCGGGGCGCACTACAAACTCGCGGACGTAGACCTTCAGAGCGTCCACGACTGGGCGAGTTACTGCGATGAGATGGTATACGACCTCTTCGACAAGTACGACGCGGGCGACCGATGGACGGACGTGACCTGGAACTTCTTCCAGTTCATCACGGGCGGCGTGGCGGGAACGCTCGTCTTCCAGATGTCGAGCGGAGGATACGACCTGTTCGTCTCGCGTTACGCCGTCGGACACTACATCGGCCTCGTCGGCATCAACGTCGTCAGCGCCGACATCAACACGCCCGTCGATAACACGCTCGCCGAGGAGCTGCCGACGATTGCCGGTGGGCATGTAGTCGTCGCGCTCGACCCCGTTGCCGAGACGGTCACTCTGGGCGCGAACCTAGTCACGAACCCGTGGACATCCGGCACCCCGCTATCGGCCAGCGTCGGCGGGACCGGCAGCATCACCGGGAACATGGAAGGGCGCGAGCAGAGGCACGAGTGGAACGGGGCGCTCGACACTCCTGGCAAGGGGTGGCCCACGCTCCAGGGCATCTGTGGCATCGGGTTCGCCGTCCCGATCCGTCAGGGCGCGGGCATCCGGTTCAAGTTCGAGCGTCCGCGCAGCGCCATCGACATCGTGAACCAGGCGTCGATCATCCGCGACTCGTTCTCGCTCACCTACGGTGGCGCGACCGACAGACCCAACGTGATGACGGTGGACTTCATCGACCGACGCAGCAACTGGGAGCGTTCGGCCACTCGCGTCGAGCACGCCTCGATCCAGAACGCCACCTCCCTGACGAACTACCGCAAGACGCAGCAGTTCGCGCTCGGCATTACGTCGATCCGCCAGGCGCGTGTGTACGGGCTGTTCGAGTTGAACGTGTTCAACGACATCCTACGGCAAGGCTCGTTCGGCCTCGACGCGGACGCGCTCCCCTACGACGTGGGCGATGTCCTCGTCGTCGGGCACGACCTGACCAACTGGGCCACCAGCGGGCGCATCGAGGAGGAGGACTCGGCGACGAGCATCAAGCTCGACCAGGACGTGACGATGGCGCTCGGGTCCACATACGAGATCCACGTCAGGAGCGCGACCACGGGCCAGTACGAGATCGCCGCCGTCGATCACACCGTACACGTCCCCCCGACCACCGTGCTCGCGGAGGCTGCGATCACCCTCTCGCCGGGATTCGTCGGGTTCACGCCGACCAAGAACGACCTCTACATCTTCGTGGCAACGGGCGAGGGGCAGCCGGTCGTCGTGACGGGGTGGAGCAGGAATCAAAACCTCACGCATCAGATCGACTTCGTCGAATACAAGGCGAGCATCTTCGACTTCACCAGCCTGGAGGAGTCGGCATCTCAGGAGAGCGCCCGCGCAAGCGCCCCCAACAGTCAGGTCATCCCAGCATCGCCGAAGACCATCGAGGTCAGGCAAGCCACGACGAACACGGCGGGCGGGTACGTCCACACGCTGACCGTCGGGTGGCGGGCCTACGAGGGGCAGAGCGAGCAGGTCTCGAAGTTCAACGTCTACGTCCAGCGCGACGCGAGCGATGCGCCGTGGGAGAAGGTCGCGTCCACGGACGGATCGCAGCACGGCGTGAGCTTCACCCTGGAAGGGGCGTTCCAGGGTGAGCATGTCAGCGTAGCAGTGCAGCCGATGAGCTACAGCGGGGCGGGGTACGCGCCTGATCGCTCGACGGCCAGGCGCATCGTCGTCAACATCGTCGCGCAGAAGTCAGACGCGCCGACCAGCCTGACCGCGAAGATGAACGGCACCCGAGCGATCTACTCGTGGACGCCAGCCGCCGACGACGAACCGCTCCGCACTGTTATCCGGCGCGGGGGCTGGATCCTCGGCCCGCCCCCGCGCCGGATAACAGTGCGGAGCGGTTCGTCGTCGGCGGCTG